TGGAACCCGGCATGGACCTCTGGAAGGCATGGCGCTATCTGAACATGCTGGGTAATTTCCGTACTCAAGTACGAAATCTCCTCGGCAACACCGGGTTCCAGCCTGTCCGGATGTTCAAGGACTCTATGGTAGGCCTCACGGAGGCCCTGCTTCAGAAGGCCGGGGTTAACATTGAGCGTACCTCCTCCATGAAGCGCGACGCCTCGACGTGGAGAGCCGCGAAGGACATCTATCTGGAATATCAGGACGCCATCCTCTCCGGCGGAAAATATCAGGACGACCTCGGAACAAACTTTGCCGGGATGGTCAATGATAAACGTCGAATCTTCGACCACACCAAGCATCAGATGTTCAACCGGACCGCGGGCAAAGTGCTGGAGGCCTACCGGCAAGGTACGAATTGGGCCATGGATCAGGGCGACGCGATCTTCTGTCAGTTCACTTTCCGGGATTCTCTGGCCCGCTTCATGGCCGCGAACCACACCACGTGGGATGAGGCGTCCCCGGAGCTGCGTACTCGCGCTGTCAACAAGGCGGTACACGATGCAGCCGAGGCTACTTACCGTGATAACAATGCGCTGTCCACGTGGATTTCTAAAGCCGCGCGCAGCGAGAATACTCCGAAGCTGGTCAAGGCCATCACCGAAGGCGTGATGCCCTTCCGCAAGACCCCGGCGAACATCCTTATGCGGGCTTACGAATACAGCCCGCTATCCATCGTCCAGAACACTGTGCAGACGATTCAAACGGCAACCGGGAAGGAAAATGTCACCGGGAACCAGATCGTAGAACAGTGGGCGAAGACCTTCACGGGCACTGGCCTCGCGGTCCTTGGTTACGCGCTGGCTGCTATGGGTAAGCTCGTGGGGAAAGCTCCTGACGATGAGAAAGAAAAGGCCCTGTTCGATCAGCAGGGTAAGCAGGCCTATTCGCTCGTGGCTGGAGGTCATACGTACACCCTTGACTGGCTGGCCCCGGAGGCCATTCCGCTCTTTCTCGGTGCGAACATAGCCCAAGCGGCTATGGAGGGCGGGCTGACCCTGAAGGAAGGCCTTGACGCCGTAATGAAGATCGGTGATCCGATTCTGGAAATGTCTATGCTTCAGGGCGTCAATGATGCACTGGAGAACGCCTCTTCCTACGGCAACGATAGCGCGCTCGTGTCCTTCATCGCCAATGCAGCATGGAGTTACCTGACGCAGGGCCTCACGAATACCCTCGTCGGTCAGCTCGAACGCGGGCTTCAGGGCAACCAGCGGATGCAGACCTACGTGGACAAGAACGCAGACGTTCCGGCCACTCTTCAGCGGACTATCGGAAAGACCTCGGCTAAGATTCCCGGCTGGGATTATAACCAGATTCCGTACATCGACGCATGGGGCGATCCGCAGCAGAACGCGGACAGCGAGACATGGAACGTCATTACGCAACTCTTCTCCCCGAGCTACGTCAGCAAGGAAGTGCAGAACGAATCCCTGAAGGAGATCACCCGGCTGTATGATGCCACGGATGATACGGGAGTGATCCTGAGTACCGCCCCCAAGTATTTCATGCTGGACGGCCAGAAGAAAGACCTTACCGCGGATGAGTACCTGACCTACGCGATCACCCGCGGACAGGCCGCAAAGGCCGCTGTGGCTGGCATGATGAACGACAGCCTGTATCAGGGCCTCGATGATGCTGCAAAGGCAAAGGCCATCTCCACGGTCTACGACTACGCTAATCAGATCGCGAAGGCGCAGGTCAGTGATTTCAAGCCGGATAGCTGGGTCACAAAGGCACAGGAGGCAGAAGAAAAGTACGGCATCCCGGTTGAAGAGTACATCCTGCTCCGGCAGGCGGCTGGCAACATCGAATCCACAAAGGATAAGAGCGGCGAGACGATTGCCAAGAGCAAGGACACCAAAATCATGGACATGCTCTATAGGACCCCCGGCCTGACGACCGCGCAGGTAAAAGCGATGGGCGGATACCTGTGCCAGAGCGCCAACGTGGCAAACTACTCCCGGCAGGAAGTCCAGACCGGGCTTGCAGAGACCAATGCAAAGGCCTCGGGTCAGGCAGGCACGACCGCCGTTGAGCAGAGCCCCCGGGCGCAGACCCTCACGACCTCCGTGCAGCAGAGTGATCTGTGGGCGGGTGCTACGACGGCGCAGCAGGAATCCGTACAGAAGCAGATTGACTCCCTTGTGAAAGGCGACTACTACGGCAAGAAGGCGCAGGCCAAGATCGACGAAGGCTCGCAGTACGGGCTGGATGAGACCGAGTACATGCTGTTCAAGCTCTCCCTCCAGATGAGTGATACGAACGGCAACGGCAGCTACACCAATTCTGAAGTCGAGGCCGCGATCCGGGCGATCCCCGGTCTGAGTGACGCCGAACGGAACTACCTGTGGGTGTCACAGGGCAAGAGCCCTCGCAGCACCCCCGTGTGGTAACAAGAGGAGCAGTCCTCGAACATCAAAAACAGCGGGTGCCAAATATGGCACCCGCTGTTTCCTTTGTCAGGGGACTCACTTACGCAGATACTTGGCGACCCGGAAGTAGTCCTCCACGATCCTGTTCAGCATCTCATCCGGATTCAGACCCTTCGGATTGTGATGCGCGACCTCGGCCTTTAAGAGGTCCTCCAGCTTGAAGCTGATGGTATGGCTCCAGCCGTTCACGCCATCCGGAAGCTCTGTGCTCTCCGCAGAGGGCTTGGTCTTGCCGGCCAGTGTAGCCTCCACGAATCCGCGCAGGAGCGCCCCGACAGTCGTGCCCTTCTCCTTCGCATACTCCTGAAATGTCACGGCGGTCTCCTTCTTCATGTTGACCGACAGGCTCTTCATGTTCTCTTTGTCCCAATTCTTTGCCATTATCAATCACTCCTTTCATACGTAATGGCAATTACGTCTTACGAGTGTAGTATAGCGCAAGAATACGTAGTTGTCAATACGTCGTGTTAAAATTTTTTAGAAGATCATTCTACCCGAGATCATATTTTGTGTTGTGTAATAGCCTTTAGTGTGCTATACTTGGTTGTAGTTGGTTGCGCAAAAGAAGCCAATGTGACGGGAAACCATTGGGCCATAAGGGTTTGCTGGCTTGGTATAACTAACATGGGGTTCAAGAGGCCGCTGGTTCAAATCCAGTCACTCGGACCACGGAAAAAGCCTGTAAACTCAATGGTTTGCGGGCTTTTTTCTTTTTCTGCACCGCCGGAATTATGCACGAATATGTGCGGTCTAGTAGTGCCTTTTTGTGCCTAATAACGGATATTTGGTTGCAAAAAGTTGCACCAAATTCCTGTATCGCAAAAAGTCACGATAAATAATTCAGCGCGGTACACACCTGCCGGTGAGTTTCTTCTGCTCTCTGCTTCGCCCGATAATGCGTGTAGACCCGCATCGTCATCTCCGGGGTTGAGTGCCCAGCGAGGTACTGAACCTGCTTCACATCCAGACCGGCCTCGAAGAGCTGTGTGATGTAGGTATGGCGCAGCAGATGAGGATGGCAGTCGAAGTCCAGACTCACAGTGACCCCGCCATACGTATCCCCGAGCTCCCGCTTCGTGCGTCCCTTCCCCGCGGTACGCGCCTCTACGAGCTCCCAGAGCGCCCTGAAAGACGTTTTCGTGAGCGAGGCCCCGTTCCTCATGCAGAGCACAAAGTCAGACTGTGATGCAGCGTGGAGCCCGGAGAGATACTCGTAGAGCATATCGCCCATCGGGATGTCCCGACGCCCCGCCTCCGTCTTCGGGAACGTAGAGACCGGTGCATCATCCGCGTCATTCGGGAAGGCCTTGTTATGCTGGACCCGGATCACGCGCTCCTGCCAGTCGATGTCCTCCCACATGAGCCCGAGAATCTCGCCCCGGCGCATCCCCGTTGAAAGCGCGAGCAGGCAGAAAGTATAGGCCCGTGTCCCTTCCACGGCGGCGAGTAAGGCTTTCGCCTGTTCGTTCGTGAGCGGCTCCTCCTCCTGCGGCCCCGGGGCCGTGATTTTATCCTCCTCCCGCACGGGACTCCGCACGATGAGTCCGTTGTCCACGGCGGACGTGAGAACAGACTTTAATCCGGTGAGGCACTTGCGCTGAAGGCTGGCACTGTATCCGGAGATTTCCCGCAGGAACATCTGTACGTGCAGAGGCCGGATGTCCTTCAGGCACATGTCCCCGAAGAAAGGGATGATATGCTTATCGAAGGTCGAGCGCAGGGACGAGAGACTGCTGGGCCGAATGCGTCCTTCCTTATAGGTCTTGATCCAGAGCTCGGCGTAGGCACGGAACAGGACATCCGTGGTGATGTCCACACCGGCGCGCAGTTCCACCTTCTTCTCAAATAGTTTCTCTTCCAGCTCCTTTTCCGTCCGTGCGCTGACGTACACCCGGTCCCCTGTGGGGGTGGTCAGGTGCGTCGCGTAGCGGGCTTGCGTTTTCTTCTTTGCCATGATAATTCCTCCTTGCGTTTTTACGTGATCTCGGGTAGAATGGAGGAGCAAACAGCTCCTTTCATCTGTGGTAGGGTGGTAGTAGATTTTGTTTGCAGGCCGTCCCTGTGTTGGCGCACAGGGGCGGCCATTTTTTATTACTTTCGCGGGTACTGAACAAGACCGTGCTCGGCAATCTCTCCGATGTCGTCCAGCTTATTCAGGACGGCCTTGATGCTAGTGGGCAAATAGTTGCGAACAACTGAGGTATAGGTATGGTCAAAGCCGTAGTAGGCTTCGGCGATTGCGCCGGAGATCGCGCAGAGCGTATCCGTGTCGCCGCCGATGGAGACCGTGTTGCGGATGCAATCCACGAAATCCTTGCTCTCAAGGAAGGCCTGAAGGGCAAAGGGGACCGTTCCACGGTTAATCGAGGCATACTTATCAAAGCGGTAGATAGGCCTGATCTCGTTCAGCGTAAAGCTGGAAAGGCCGTTTTTAGTGACGTACTCCTTCATTTCCTCGCCGTAGAACTTACCCACGTAAACGAGAATGTCTCGCATCGAGGCATCGTGCAGCGCGAGGTAGATTGCGCCGGCGGTTGCCACTGCGCCGGCCACGCCATCCGGGTCATCGTGCGTCGGTTCTGCCGTCAGGCGAGCGAGCCGCTCACACTCTTCCAGAGACCGGGCAAAGTAAGCCACGGGCGAGACCCGCATGGCGCTTCCGTTGCCAGCACTCCCATAGGGCCCGGGGCCATCCTCCATCAGCCAGTTCAGGAAGCGATTACCATACCCGCTGTACGGGTATTTCTTTCCGTAGTGCAGGAAATACCCCCGGAAGATGCGCCTCCAGTCGTCATCCGTGTTTGTGTCAAAGCTGCCGTCGATCACCGCGTTGGCGAGGGCATCCGCCACTGCGATGGTCAGTACGGTGTCGTCGGTGAAGAAGCAGCTTTCCTTGAACAGCGGAAACTCCTTCTTCTTGATGTTGTGGAACTCGTAGATCGAGCCCACGATGTCTCCCATGATCGCGCCATACATTGCCTGTACCATAATCAAGTCCTCCTTTTTTATTCTCTTTCAGGCTATATATTCCTTCACCTTCTATTCAGGAATATATAGCCCTAGAGAATAAAATCACTGATCAACCAACGGGGGCCGCTTACTCAGGATCACAGTGCCAAAGCACTGAACGGTATCGTTCCCGCTGGCCCATACGTCCACATCGCAGTCCCTACGTCCTCGGTTCAGGCTGCGCAGGTACAGATTGACCCCGTCCGTAATGAACTGCTTTACCAACAGGCTGCCGTTCACCATGACAACCGCGACATCACCGATCTCGGGCCGTTGCTTTTTGCACAGCACGATCTCGCCATCATGCAACGTGGGCTCCATGCTATCGCCGGACACACGCGCAGCAAACTCCGCGGGGGAGTCCGCGGAAACAATATAATCTTCCCACGCGGCGCCGGTATCAAATTCACCCGGGCCTGCCGCCGCGGATGTACCGAACAAGGGAATGACCTTCTCCTGTACGGGGAGCTGGGCATCCAGTGTTCCGTCATCGTAGGGGTCGAGAATCGTATCCACGAGCCTCTTGTCTCGGTCATCCGCGCGTTCATATAAATAACCAATGCGAGCACCCGCTGGCGTTAGAGAGGGCGCAGTATCTTTCGCATTCAAGCCTTCCTCTGGCAGGAGATGATCTAGTGGGTCATTCGCCCGACCTATTAAGTAGTCAACCGTGACGCCATAGTGTGCAGCGAGTTTAATGAGTACCTCGCTATTTGGCTCGCGAGTACCTTTTTCATAATTTACATAGGTCGTGTACGGTAGGCCCAGCGCCTGTGCCGCCTCACGCATATTCATCCCGTGATCTAATCGCAGCAAACGCAATCTAGTCATGTGTAGTGCCTCCTTTCACGCAATAGTATTACACATCCTGTGTAAAATGTCAACACCAATTACCCAAACTGTGTAATTCGCACAAAACAACGATGCGCAGTTTGGGTATTTTTTAGACTTTACAAATACTCAATTCGGGTATATCATGTGAATTACTCAAAACGAGTAACGAAAGGAGGCAATTTGAAATGCTGTACCCGAACATCGCGGCAGAGCGAGCCAAGCGGGGGATGAGTCTGGATGCCTTGGCTCACGAGCTGGGGGTCACACGTAAGACTGTCTACAACTGGGAACAGAACGGAAGAATCCCGCAGTCGGCACTCACGAAGATGGCTGACCTGTTCCAGACCTCGGCGGATTACCTGCTGGAGACCCCTTCAAACTAAGGAGGACAACATGAACGACAAAATCTACACCTTGCAGGAGCTCGCCAAACGCTGGTCATGCAGCATGAGCGTCATGTACGACATGGTGCGCAGCCACAAGATCACCGCGTTTCAGGTGGGCAAACAGTACCGCGTCAGGGCCGACGAGGTCGCGCGGTACGAGGCAGAGGACGCCCGGAAGGAGCGACGCGATGCGTCGCGATAAGAGGCTCGCCCGCCAGTACAAGATCGTTACCATCCTGCTCACCGTCTTGATGGGGCTCGTGTACTTGGGCGCTGCCTTCGGCTTCCTCTACTTATTCTTGCGTATGACGACCGGCATCCTCAAGGCCGCCGGCGTGTACTGAACCACCCTACCACAACCACATTTTGAAAGGAGAAAACGAATGGATTCCGAAAATCTGATGAGACGTGAGAAAAGCAAGTTCCTAACAGGCCTGCTGGAAGGCGCCGTGGAGTTGATGAACCCGGGCAAAACCAAAGACATCGCCGCTGTGCTGCTGCTGGCCACCAAGCTCAATGACGCACTTCACTTTGACTTGAACGACTGGCTCAAGGACGACGAAGCCATGTGCTTCCGGGAAGATGAAGTAACAGACGAAGACCTCACCACGGTCCGCAAGGCAATGGAATACTGCCTCGCCACAATCAAGGCCGTCACGAAGAAGGAGGGCAAGGACAATGACGAACGATGAAATGCTTTCCATCCTTCTGAAGAAGGAGGAAGAGGCATACCAGCGGCTTCGGGAGCTGACCCCGGGAACACCTGAGTATGGACTGACGCTGGAGCATCTAAATGCGACCAACTATACCGCGAACCGTATCAACTACAACATTAACCACGGGGAAGAGGACTTTCCTGACGTTCCTACTTCCCCCGCCCCGGAGCCGGAGCCGGAGCCCACGCCTGAGCCGAAACCCGAGCCTGCCCCGGAGCCGAAGCCCGAGCCGGAGCCCGAGCCCAAGGCCCCTGCGCTCACGAAGGATGAGGTCCGCACCCAGCTCACCGGGCTGGCGAACGACCGCGGCGTTGATGTCGCCAGCGTGATGAACGCGATGGGTTACAAGCGGCTCTCCGACGTTCCTGCGGAACGCTACGCCGAGCTCCTGTCCGCTGCGAAGGCGAAGGTGGGCTGACATGCCCCCGGAAGAGTGGCGACCCGTCCCCGGACATAAAGGTGCTTACGAGGTATCCGATCAAGGCCATGTACGCAGCTTAGACCGAATGTGCGCAGGAAAGAACGGGGTAAGCGAGCCCCACCGTGGAACCGTGCTCACCCCGTGGGTAATGAAAGCGGGAGGCTACCTACAAGTCAGCATTTGCAGGAAACACCGAACCGTGCATTCCCTTGTCGCCGAGGCCTTCTTAGGTCCACGGCCCGCAGGGTATGACATTATGCACCTGAACGGAGACCGAAAGGATAACCGGGCGGCTAACCTTCGCTACGGTACGCGCAAAGAAAACCTGAACCAGACTTATGAGTATGGCGGGACACAGGCCGCAGGGAAGCTGACAAAACAGGATGCCCTTGATGTGAAAAGAAGGATTGCGGCGGGGGAATCCGACCGCAGTATTGCCGAGCGATACGGAGTACACAGTGCCGCGATCAATCACATACGAAACAACAAGACCTTCAAATGGCTAAAGGAGGAAACGACAAATGCCCCCTGAAAAACATGCGCTCTTAGGCGCAAGCAGCGCGCACCGTTGGCTGGTATGCCCCCCGAGCGCGCGGTTAGGCGAACGTCTGGACCACCGTTTTGGAGAAAGAACCTCCGTCTATGCCGTTGAAGGCACTCGTGCTCATGCACTCGGTGAGTTGAAAATCCGGTACGCCCTGTGGAAGGCGGACAAGATGACCGCGGCCCGGCACGGGGCCATGTCCGAGGTCGAGCGCGGGGCCTACGCGGGGATCAACGTCAACCGCTATAAGGCCCTGCGCAAGGACCTCGGAGACATCCCGGAGGATATGGAGAAGGCCACCGACAGCTACTGTGACGTGGTGATAGAGCGCCTGCTACGCGCCCGGGAGGCCGACCCCTCAGCGCAGCTCTTTCTGGAGCAGCGTCTTGACTACTCCAAGTGGGCCCCTTGCGGCTTCGGCACCGGCGACGCGATCATTGTCAGCGACACCCTGCTGGACATTATAGATTTTAAGTCAGGGACGGGAATTCGCGTAGACGCCCCGGGCAATCCACAGATGAGACTGTACGCACTTGGGGCAATCGCTCGGTACAGCGCGCTCTACGAGTTTACGAATATCCGCTGCACGATCGTCCAGCCAAGTCTAAACAACCTGTCAGAGGACTACACGGACGTACATGAGCTGCTCACGTGGGCTCTGGAGGTCGTGGTCCCGGCGGCCAAGCTGGCATGGGAAGGCAAGGGAACCTTTGTCCCCGGTGAGCACTGCCGCTTCTGCTCGGCCAAGGCCGTCTGTGCCGCCCGCGCAGCGGAGGCCCTGAAAGTCTTTGACCAAGGCCTCACGAGCGCCGGGGAACTCACCAATGACCAGCTCGCCGCGATCCTCCCGATGCTCGACGAGGCCGAGAGCTGGATCAAGGATGTCCGGGAATACACGGAGGGCAGCGCCGCCCGCGGTGAAAAGTACCGGGGCTACAAGCTGGTCCGTGGACGGAAGCCCAACCGAGCATGGGCCAATGAGGACGACGTTCGCGCCTCACTGCTCCGCGCCGGGTATGGCCCCGAAACCTACGAAAAGACCGTGCTCAAATCCCCGGGGGACGTGCAGAAGGCACTCGGGGTAAAAGCCTACCGCAGCCTTCTGGAAACACCGGGCCTCGTTACTCAGGGCGAAGGACGCCTCGTCCTCGTCCCCGAGAGCGACCCGCGCCCGGAGTACAACAGCGCCGATGCAGCCTTCGCAGACATGGCTGCCGACGATACACAGAACACCGAAAACACTTAATCAAGAAAGGAACAGAACCATGAAAAACTTCAACAAGCCCATCTCTTCCACCAGCATCCGCCTCGGCGAGGTCCGCTTCTCCTACGCCAACGTCCTCGCTCCCCGCATGAACGACGACGGGAAGGAAAAGTATTCCGTCCAGATTCTCGTGCCCAAGAAGGACACTCAGGCGAAGAAGCTCATCGACGACGCCGTGGAGGCCGCCGCGACCGCCGGTGTCACCAGCAAGTACGGCGGCAAGCGCCCCGCGGCCAGCAAGCTGAAGCTCCCGCTGCGCGACGGCGATGACGAGTACCCCGATGACTCCGTGTACGAAGGCATGTGGTTCTTCAACGCCAGTACATCCACGGATCATAAGCCCGGCGTCCGCGTCCTGAACGGCGGCACGATGAGTGAGGCCCTCGACAGCGAGGACTTCTATTCCGGTTGCTGGGGCGCGGTGGTCGTGAACTTCTACGCCTATAACACCAGCGGCAACCTCGGCGTAGCGGCGGGCTTGAACAACATCATCAAGACCCGCGACGACGAGCGGTTGGGCGGCAGCGCCCGCAGCGCCGATCAGGACTTCGGCGACATGGCGGAAGGCGGCTCCTACCTCGACTGATCGCAACACACTTTCCCCGGCGACGGCATCCCCCCCTCGCCGGGGAAAAACCATCGGAGGAGACAGAATGAAATTTCCTGATGTAATCACCATCGGCTCCGAAAGAACTGTTCTCGGCTCAATGGACGACTTCGTGAACCTTGTAGGCGACTACATGGGCCACGATGCCCGTCGTTTTCTCCGAGATATTCTCGCAGAAAACGACTTCCTGTGGAACGAGTACCAGCAACTCATAGACAAGCTATACGTGAAGGAGGACTAAGCCCGTGGTCTTCCTGATTATGGACTTCGAGACCTTCAGCGCCACGGACATCAAATCCGCCGGGTCCTTCAGGTACATGGAGGACCCGGACTTTGAGCCCCTGCTGCTGGCCTACGCATGGGGCAACGAAGACATCCGGCTGGTAGATTTCACCGCAGGCGAGCCGTGGCCGGAAACCTTCCTTCCTGCTCTGACAGACCCTGACGTGCTCAAGTGCGCATGGAACTGCGCCTTCGAGCGCGAGGTCATACGACAGGCCCTCGGGGTCTACTCGCCCCCGGAGCAGTGGATCGACGCCATGCACGTTGCCGCACAGTGCGGGCTCCCCATGAGCCTCGACGCTGCCGGACGGGCGCTGGGGCTTCCGGAGGACAAGGCCAAGATGAAAGAAGGCAAGTCCCTCATCCGCTACTTCTGTGTCCCCTGTGCCCCCACGAAAGCGAATGGGGAGCGGACACGCAACCGCCCCGAACACGCCCCCGATAAGTGGGCAACCTTCCGTGATTACTGCATCCGCGACGTGGAAGCCGAGCGCACGATTTACCGTATGCTGGAGCGTTGGACGCCCACGGCAGACGAGCGACGCTTCTGGGCGCTCGACGCACGTATCAACGAGAAAGGCGTCCGCATCGACAGGAGGCTGGCAGCTAACGCCGTGACAATGGATGCCCGGTACAAGGAAGAATTGACGGCCCGTGCCGTCAGCCTCACCGGCATGGAGAACCCGAAGAGCGTCAGCCAGATCAAAACGTGGCTCGCCGATCAGGAAGGGAAGGAGTTCCCTTCACTGAATAAAAAGGTCATCGCCGACGTTATATCACAGCTCCAGAGCGACAAGGCAAAGGAGTTCATGGCGCTCCGAAGCGAGCTCGCAAAGAGCTCAACGGCGAAATACACCGCGATGCTCCGGAGCATGTGCCGGGACGACCACTGTAAGGGCTGCTTCCTGTTCTACGGCGCCAACCGTACCGGGCGCTTTGCCGGGAGGCTGGTGCAGTTCCAGAACATGAGCAAGAACGAGGCCCCCGATCTGGACGGCATGAGGGAGCTCGTCCGCAACGGACACTACTCGGCCCTGAAGGCCCTGTACGACGGGGTAGCGGACCCTCTGAGCCAGCTCGTCAGGACGGCAATTATCCCGGAGCCCGGCCAGAAGCTGCTTATCAGCGATTTCTCCGCCATCGAAGCACGTGTGACCGCATGGTTCGCCGGGGAGGAATGGCGGTTACAGGCCTTCCGGGATGGCAAGGACATCTACTGCGAGAGCGCCAGTCGTATGTTCCACGTCCCAGTCGTGAAGCACGGGATCAACGGGGAGCTGCGTCAGAAGGGCAAGATCGCCGAGCTGGCGCTTGGCTACGGCGGTGGCATCAATGCCCTCAAAGCCTTCGGCGCGGACAAGAGCATGAGCGAGGAAGAGATGCAGGAGACTGTCGATCTCTGGCGCGAGAGCTCCCCGCGAATCACGGCTCTGTGGCGCAGCCTTGAGAAGGCAGCCATCCGCTCCGTGGCTCGACGGACCAGCACCGTCTCGGACGTGGGCAATATCCGCTTCGACTTTGAGTGCGGGACGTTGTGGATGACACTGCCCAGCGGACGCCGCCTTGCCTACGTCGGAGCTCAGTACGCTGAGGGCTCACTGCACTCCGACAGGAAGTGCCTGAGCTACATGGGCACGGAGCAGCAGTCAAAGAAATGGGCGAGGCTGGAGACATGGGGCGGAAAGCTCACGGAGAATCTGGTACAGGCCACTGCACGAGACTGTCTCCGGGAAGCCATGTTCGCTCTGGATGACGCGGGCTTCGACATCCGGGCTCACGTACACGATGAGGTCATCGTCACTGAGCCCATTGACGGACGGAGCGTAGAAGAAATGAGCGTCCTCATGTGCCCCGCGATCCCGTGGGCAGAAGGCCTGCCGCTCCGAGCCGACGGCTACGAAGGCCGCTACTACTTTAAGGACTAACCTCCCTGCGCACGTCTGCCGCCAGCAAGGAAAGTCAAGAGCCGTAAACTCTTCCTCTTGACTTTCCCGCCCGCGGCAACGTGCCAAATGGAAACAGCGGAACACCGCGAAAACACGAAAGGAGATGCACAGCATTGACAGATGAACGCTACACCCTGACCACCACCAACAAGGAACGGGCCAGAACAGCCCGCGGAGCCCACAACAAGGTCAGCCACGCCGGATGCAAGCTGCCCTCGGACTACCTGACCCCCGCGCAGAAGAAGAACCTGTCCGGGCCTGTCACGTCCTTCAAGACGAACGAGCCAATGACGTGGGCGACCTTCACGGCTCTCCCGGATTCCAGCCGTCGCTTCTACATCGAGGGCCTGCGGCAGAAATACACCGCAAAAGACAACTGGCTTGCCCGGATGTTCGGTGTTTCTGACGAGACCATGCGCAGAGAACGGGAGCGCCTCGGCATCCCTGCTTACTCAAGAGGGGGCAGGGCAAAGGCCGATGAAAAAGCCGCTTGGCAGGCCTTCCTCGATACCCCCGAGTGGAACCTGATCCGGGAGGCACGACTGAAAGCAATCTCCCGCAAGACCGAAGAGACGGGACTGGCCAACGACCTTCGGAAAGAAGCTGAGGCCACTGAAGCCGAACCCGCAGCAGAGCCGAAGCCCGAGCCGGAGGCCCGCCTGACCCTTGAAAACGTGAGCTGGGCTGACCTGTTCGCCGTAGCCAAGCTGCTCGGCGAGCGGTACGGCGTGAAGGTCCGCGTGGAGGTAGACACATGAGGCCGGCGACCAAGCAGATCGGCGCCCCGATGCAGAGCACCTGCGCCTATTGCTACCTCCACAAGGCGCGGCTCAGCCCGAAGCAGATGAGGAATCGGCAGTGCTTGAAAAAACAGTGCCGGCACCTGATCCCGTGGAAGCAGCACCCGATCTGGGCCCAGCGGGAACGGGAGCGCGAGCTGAAAAAGGAGCACAGGAAGGAGCGAGGCTATTGAGACTGAAAGATACGCTGATCGAATACTGCTACCGATGCGGACAGCCGGTTCACCGCTACCCGAGCCAAAGGAAACGGAGCCCCCGGGCTTTTTGCAGTCGTCAGTGTCACATGGCAACATTGAACGAAGAACTTAATCCCTCCCGGATGACACCGGAAGTAAGAGAAAAGCTCCGCATCTCTCGTCTAGGTCAGGGTGAAGGTAAGACCTACGCCAAGAAATACGGACGCCACGAGCATCGTATAGCCGCGGAAGAGCTACTTGGTAGAGCCCTTCTTCCGAGGGAGGTCGTACATCACCTTGACGGGAACAAGCGAAACAACAGCCCAGAAAACCTGATGGTGTTTTCCTCACAAGCGGAACATGTCCGTTGGCACAACCAGCATAGAAGCAAAGACCCCACGGAAAGGAGATGATGCCCGATGATCTATACCCCGTACAAGCACCAGCAGCTCGCCTACGACTTTTGTATGACACATCCGCACTGTGGCCTGTTTCTGGGGATGGGTTAGCCCGGCCTCGGGAAAACGGTCATCACCCTGACCGTGCTCACGGAGCGCCTGTGGGACGAGTTCACTGTGAAACAGTGCCTCGTGGTCGCCCCGAAGAACGTAGCTGAAAACGTCTGGGCACAGGAGGCCCGGAAGTGGGATCACACTCAGGGCCTCCGTGTCTCCGTCGTCACGGGCACCGCGACACAGCGCCGGGCAGCCCTGCGTCGGAGCGCAGACCTGTACGTGATAGGCCGGGATAATCTCGCATGGCTCATGGACGAGCTGGGAGGCCTGCTTCCCTTTGAAATGGTGGTGCTGGATGAGCTGTCCAGCTTTAAGAGCCACCAGACGAAGCGGTGGAAGTGCATCCGAAAGGCCATCCAGAACGTGCCCTACGTCATCGGCCTCACCGGCACCCCCGCGCCGAACGGATACCTCGACCTCTGGCCGCAGATATTCCTGCTCGACGGGGGAGAACGCCTCGGCAGGACCGTCGGGCGCTACCGAGACAGGTACTTTACCCCCGGGGCGCACAGCGGTCATATCGTCTACGAGTACAAGCTGCGGATCGGGGCGCAGGCCGCCATCGACCGAGAGCTCCAGAGTCTCTGCCTGTCCATGAAGAGCGAGGATTGGCTGGACCTCCCGCCGGTGATCTACAACACCGTCCCGGTGAAGATGGAAGCCACTGCCCGGAAGACCTACGACAAGATGCAGCGCGACAAGGTGCTGCCCCTGCTACGGAAGCAGGAGGGCTTCGAGACACTGGACCCCGGAGACCCCGCTGCCCTGCGTCAGATGACCTCCGCCATCCGTGGAGATATGGCAGCCACCCTCGCCGGGAAGCTGCTCCAGATGGCGAACGGAGCCGTCTACGACGACGAGCGCAACGTCATCCCCATCCACGACGCAAAGCTGGATGCGCTGGCCGAGCTCATCGACACAAGCGCAGGCAACAACCTCCTCGTCTTCTATGCCTACGAACACGACCGCGACAGAATCATCAAGCGATTCCCGAGCGCACGTGTGTTCCGGGGGCCGGGGGACGCGGAGGCATGGAACAGGGGAGAGGTCTCGCTGCTGCTCTGCCACCCGGCGAGTGCCGGACACGGCCTCAATCTTCAGGCCGGGGGCCACATCATCGTGTGGTTCGGGCTCACATGGTCACTGGAGCTCTATCAGCAAGCCAACGCCCGCCTTCCCCGACCGGGGCAGACGCAGAGCGTCGTGATCCACCACATCGTCACGGAGAACACGCTGGACGAGCGCGTGATGCAGGTCATGGCGGGGAAGAACGCGACACAGGAGGCCCTGTTAAGGGCCCTGAAAGGATATTTGAACAAGGAGGAAAACGAAAGATGATGCTCAGAGAAAAACTGATGCGAGAGCACCCGGAAGACGTGGGGCCACAGTATGTCGGCGGAGCGAACGGCTGCCCTTACGAGTTCGGCTACGCGGAAGCCGGATGCCCACCTACCTACAACCCTACGGACTCCGCCTGCACGGAATGTTGGAACCGGGAGTACATACCGCGAGTCATAGCTGACCCTGTGCCCGACCAGACCGCAAAGGCCGATGAAGGGAAGCCCCGGCTCTCCCTCGTACCCCCGCAGATCATCCGGGACATCGCCCGGGTCCGGGAGTATGGCAACCGGAAGTACCATGACCCGGAGAATTGGCGGACGGTGGAGGTCGAGCGTTACCGGGACGCAGCGTTCCGGCACCTGCTGGCCTATATCGAGGACCCCCACGGGGACGATACGGAGAGCGGCCTGCCGCACCTGTGGCATCTGGCCTGCAACATCGCCTTCCTCTGTGAGCTGGAGAAGGAGGCCCTGAAATGAGATACACCGCTGCCCGGGTGGGCAAATTCGACCCTATGACGGGAGAGCTGCTCGCTGTCTACGACTCCCTGCGCGAGGCCGGGAAGAAGAACTTTGTCCACTTCACCGCCATCAGCGACGCCTGCAACGGCCTGAGCCACACGTCGGCAAACAACAAGTGGAGATACATACGTATCAACTGGAAGAAGCTAGTCCCAAAGATAGAGGAGGGAGACTATGAAATCTTTGAGCCGGATATGGAATAAGCTGCTCTTGGCGGCCATCCCGCTCACCGCTGTCCTCTTACTCACGGTCCCGGGGCACGGTGTGTGCCTCCCGACCGAGGAGTTCGGGGACCCGTGGTACACGGATGAGGACATCGCCATCATCGCCAACGTCGTGCTGCATGAGTGCGGCTACTGCGGCGACCGACAGCAAGAGCTGACCGCAGCCTGCCTTGTCAACCGCCTGTTCTCACCGGACTTCAAGGAGAACACGATCCGGGAGCTCGTGTGCGCCCCGAAGCAGTACCTCCCGTCGTACTGTGAGAACCTACCCGACCCCAATGACCCGGATGAGAACGTCCAGCGCGCCTTCCGTGCGGCCCTGAGAGCAGCACGGCGCCGTGTGGACTGTCCTGCCAACGTCGTGTATCAGGCGAACTTCCCGCAGGGAAGCGGGATATACGAGGTCATTGAGTACCGCTCTGAGTGGTGGGGCTCAACGACGTGGTTCTGCTACGCATAAGGAGGGAAGAGATATGTTCGAGAGAATTCCAGAGCCCCGACCCGAACCTCGGGGGCCCCTGTACCCGCCTGAGTGCTGCATCTGCGGCGAGTTCGCAACGGAGTGGGACAGCCTAGGCCTCGTGTACTACTGCCGGGAACACGCGGTCAGCGTAGCCGAGGCCCGCATGGCCCGGATGAACGATGATGATAAGCTCGAAGCCATGTACTTCGAGCCCGTGGAGGAGTGAGGACGGATGATGACAAACAGGCCGGACGCCGCCCGGGATTTCCTGCGCTCCCTCCGTCCACTCCGGCAGGAGCGCAAACATTCCGAGCGCAGGTTGGAACAGCTCTACGCCGAGGCAGCCCGGATCACGGCGACTTATACGCCCCTGACCGGGGGCGTAGGAGATCAGCACCGGGATGCGCTGCTCATCGAGCTCGCAGACCGGGCAGCAGAGCTGCGGGAACTCATCAAGCGACAGTGGTCGCAGGAGCATCTGGTCGAGGAATTCATAGATGAAATCCCGGACGAGAGGCATCGGACGATCCTGCGTCTACGGTACGTAGACTGCCTCCGCTGGCCGAAGGTGCTGGAGGAGATGGAGCGCGCCGGGCTGTACTACGATGAGCGTCAGATGTACCGGCTCCACGGGTCCGCGCTGCAAGCGGCCCGGGGCCTGTACCCGGAGTTCGAGCTGAAGCACTCAGAAATGAAGGAGGAAACAGAATGAACGGAATATACATCCGAGGCCTAGAGAAGCCGAGGAACTGCGCCATGTGCAGGCTGCGCAGGGGCCCCCGGGAGGACATGACCTGCTTCGACTACGCCGAGCTGGGGAAAGAAAATCTGAAGACCTGCCCGGAGTGGTGCCGCCTTACCCCTATCGAAGAGAACTGCATGGTGATCTTCCGTGACGGCATCCCCTATAAGATAAATGAACCGGTTCCTTTCCCGAACGCTCCCACGGTGAACCTGATAACCGGAGAGACGTATTACCCCACGAACCTAGCCCGTGTCCGAAGCATGAGGGCCAAGGCACTCGCCAAGCTGCTCACGGAGCCCTGCCCACCGGGGCGCGAGCAGACCTACCTATGCGAGAACGGGGCGCTCAACGGGAACTGTACGCTCTGCTGGACAACATGGCTGGAGGAGGCGGACACATGATTTTAACACGGAATTTTATGGCTGAAATTATCCTTTTCTATAATGACAAGGACGTGTATGAGACAGGCAGAAACGAAGCAGCGGAGAAGTATCTTTGTCGTCACGGATGGAAAGAATACGGAGGTTGCTGTGGGAGCCTAACCTACAAAGGTCTTGAGTTTAAAGGTACGCTGAGTTATCGAAAGTCGTTCAGCGACATCAATGTGATGCAGGAAGAGCTAGACGATATTGAGTCTGCGTTTCACGATAGAAAAACCCCGATACATAGCAATGACGTATACAGTCGGGTGTGGGGTGCTGCAAAGGGATACGAAAGAGACTGAAATAGGAGGCAAAAGCTTGAACTGTTATCGACATGGAGGATGTGGCCCATACGAAATGCTTTCCTGTACGGAATGTCCAGCAAGTAAGCCTGAATACATGGGGAAACGCACCATAGCAAAGCCGCGCACCAACGGCGACAATCTCCGGGCGATGAGCGACGAGGAACTAGCGCAATGGCTGTGCGATGTGGGAGAGTGCGACAGAAGATGCCCCGCAAAAATCGGTGATTGCATTTTTTCTGACTCTGCTTGCATTGGCGCGTGGCTCGATTGGCTGAAAGAGGAGGCAAAGGATGGCTGAATACATAGATCGCGAAGCGGCAAAGAAAATGCATTGTGATATATGCATGGAAAAATCTGTTTGCTACCGAGACAAAGAAAGCTGCCCCGAAAGACGAGCCTTTGACCGTATTCCCGCTGCGGATGTTCGCCCTGTGGTGCGCGGAAAGTGGATTATCTCTCGCACAGACTATGGCTGGAATAGCGCCGAATTTCCCACGCATTGCAAGTGTGACCAATGTGGGAGAGAAATACCATATCTTGACAGAGATGATTACTGCCCCAACTGCGGCGCAGATATGCGGGAGGCAAAGGATGAAGAATAACGATCACCGGAAGCTATATCGCCCGGACTACTTTGGCTGGCGATACTACTGTCAAAAGGCGGCCTTGCGTCAGCGTCGGTACGACAAGAAGAGAGCAAAGAAAGCCGCGAGAACAGAAAGAAAGAACGAGATCAGGGAGGCAGACACATGAAATGGATACCGATTATTGTGCGGCACCAGCCGGATTATCTTTGCCCGAGCTGTCATAACTCAGCGGGAACAATATGTCCGGGAGAGTATTGTTCCCGGTGCGGCGCAAGACTAGGAGATACAGGGAACTTTGCAGACGATTTTCAATATATAGATGGGGAATACATTGTGAGGGAGGCAGACGCATGAAGATAGCCACAGCACGAAAAAAGACCAGCAAACGCTGGCGCACACAGGAGATCACGTGGTCCGCCTTCCTCGACCGGCTGCGCGAGCCCCTGCGTACCGCAGAGACGGCCCGGGAGTACCGGGGCATGAGCAAGGCAGACCGGGACGCAGCGAAGGAGGCCGCCGGTGGCTTCGTCGCCGGAGCTCTGAGCTCCGGCCAGCGAAAGACCGAGTTCGTCACCGAACGGAGTATGCTCACCCTCGATGCTGACCGGGCGAAGCCCGGTGCATGGGGCCGTGTGTCCGCCCTCGTGGAGTACCGTATGTGCTGCTACACGACGCACTCCCACACGGAGGCAGAGCCCCGCCTGCGCTGGATCATCCCTACCTCCCGGCCCATGACGCCCGACGAATACCCCGCCGTCGCGCGTACCGTGGCCACGTGGCTGGACATCGAGACGATGGACCCCTCCACCTACGAGATCGCCCGCCTCATGTATTGGCCGAGCTGCTCAAAGGACGGGCCGTATGAGTTCCACGAACAGGACGGTCCGGTGCTCAATCCCGATGACGTGCTCGCCCTCTACGGCCCCGGGGACGCATGGAAGGACACGTCCCTCTGGCCCATCAGCCGGGCCGAGAAGGAAGTGCGGCAGACTCTCATCGCCAAAGCGGGGGAGCCCACGCAGAAGCCCGGCATCGTCGGTCTCTTCTGCCGGACATGGGACATCCCCTCCGCTATCGCGGAGTTCCTTCCGGACATCTACACCGAGACCAACCTGCCGGGGCGCTACACCTACGCGGCGGGCAGTACCGCCGGCGGCGCCGTCGTCTATAACGACGGAGCGTTCCTCTATTCCAATCATGCGACAGACCCCGCAGCAGGCCGCAGCGTCAACGCCTTCGACCTCGTGCGTATCCACAAGTACGGACAGCTCGACGATGAGGACGAACGTGATACGCCCGTCACGAAGCTCAAGAGCTACGAGGCGATGAGCCGCTGGGCTGCCGAGCTCCCGGAGGTCAAGGAGCAGATGGCCGCAGAGCGGCAGGCAGAGGCCGACACAGACTTCTCCGATATGCTCTCCACCGATCCGGTGGAGGAGGCAGAGGGAGACGATGAGCCGGAGGAAGATACGAGCTGGACGAAGAAGCTCACGCTCCGACCGAAGAGCTCCGAGTGCGAGCCGACGGTCAACAACGTCCGCCTCATCCTCGCCAACGACAAGAGGCTCCGGGGTCGCGTGTGCTACAACGCCTTCACGTTGCGCCGATGCGCGCGGGACCCCTTGCCGTGGACGCCGGGCCGCGAGGGGCTACGTAGCTGGGAAGACAGTGACGATGCCGGGCTCCGATGGTATTTGGAAAAGGTATGGGGCATCAGTAACCGCGGCGTTATCGCCGATGCGGAAGAGCTCACCGCCAGAGAGACCAGCGTTCACCCCGTCCGGGAGTACCTGTCAGGTCTGGTATGGGATGGAATCCCCCGCGCGGAGACCCTGCTGATCGACTATCTGGGCGCGGACAACACGCCCCTCAACCGCGAGATCGCGAAGCGATGGCTGCTGGCCGCAGTCTCCCGTGTCCTGCGTCCCGGCTGTAAGTTCGATACCATCCTCGTCCTTGTCTCCCCGGAGCAGGGCATCGGCAAGAGCCAGCTCGCGGACATCCTCGCAGGGGAGTGGTTCCAAGACGGCCTGCCGCAAATCGGAAGCAAGGATTCCATGCAGGCCCTCCGGGGCGCGTGGATCGTCGAGGTCAACGAGATGGCCGCTACCAAAAAGGTCGAGGACGAGGCCATCAAGCAGTTCTTCGCTGCGCGAAATGACCGCTACCGTGAGAGCTACGGACGATATGAAGCTGACCACCCCCGGCAGTGCGTCTTCATCGGCAGCACCAACACCCGCGAGTTCATTGTGGACAACACCGGGGGCCGCCGTTTCTGGCCGGTCGATGTACACGCCCGAGCTGCTGACGTAGGGCCCCGTATGGACGCGCTCCGGTGTGTCCGAGACCAGATATGGGCCGAGGTCATGGCGATGTACAAGGCCGGGGACACGTCGTTGTGGTTCAGTGAGCCACAATATCTGTCGGAGCTCACGGAACGCCAGACGCAGCACACGCAGGAAGACGAGTGGCTCGGCTGGGTGCAGTCCTTCCTCGACCGCCCGCTCCCCGATGAGTGGGACGCGCTTACGCCCGAAGATCGCCGGGCCGTCATGCGCGGGGACGATCTGCGCTATCCCCCCGAGGTCCGCGCAAAGTGGACACGCCGTAGGGAGGAAGTGACAATCGCCGAGATTCGGAACGAGCTGTTATGCGAAGACCTCGCCCGTGGCGCGGGAGGAAGCAACCCATCCTCCCGGCACCTAGGGCGCGTGTTGAACGTGCTCCCCGGCTGGAAGCTCACCAACAGGAAGACCGCACCGAGCTGGGTGTATGGCAGGCAGAAAATATATGTTCGGTTCCAGCCTGACCTTGCAGCGTGGGCGGAGTGATTTTTTCGGGAAAGTGGTGAAAATCGGAACTGAAACAGAGAAATCTGTTTCAGTTCCACATTCGGTTCCAGATTCAGTTCCACCGGAAAGCATTGATATATCTACAATACAGAGTATTGGAACTGAAGGAACTGAATATATAGTAAAGTTTTGATAACAGGAAATTAAATTCATATATAGGGGTATATATGAATTTAAAATACGCGTTTTGTATTTAATAGGAAAATCGGGTTCCAACGTTCCATCGGTTCCACCTAAAAAAGGAGGTCAAAATGGCAGGGAAAACAGGCAGGGCAGGTCTTGAGGAGTTAGAGAGGTCAGTGGAGCAGTATTTACGGAGGCGCGTGGAGCAGGCAGGCGGGCGGTGTGTGAAGTTCGATCCCGGGGTAGGAGAGCGAGGATGGCCTGATCGGATTGTGCTGCTGCCGGGAGGCTTGCAGTTGTGGGTCGAGACGAAGCGGCCTCGGGGAGGCAGGGTGTCCGCCGCGCAGCGCGTCGCGCACGAGGGCCTCCGGAGGCTGGGGCAGCGGGTCGAGATTGTCCTGAGCAAGGTGGAAGTGGATGAGATGATGCACGAGCTCCTGCACGGGTGTCTCTTTCCCCCGGATTGACGGAGGGCTGTTCCCGTTTTTACGTGTTCGGGGAGGCGTGTGTTCGGGAAGGCGTGTGTCCGGGGAGGCGTGTGTGCGCTGTGCATACCTCCCCGTGTGCATACCTCCCCGTGTGCATACCTCCCCGTGTGCATACCTCCCCGTGTGCATACCTCCCCACGGGAAAAAGAAAAGCCCCTGCCTCGGGGAGTGAGGCAGGGGCTCAGTGTTTCAGGAGGGCCGGAGCTCCGTGATAACGTGCTCAGGCTCCAGCTTGAGTGCTCGCATGAGGGCGCAGGCGGCTGATTTGGAAGCGAACAGGGTCGCGTCCCCGGGCTCGAAGGTATAGTTGTCCGTGTCGCCGCACCGGGTCGTCCAAAAGGCCGGGCGTTCGTCGATGTCGATGTCCGTGAAGGCAAGGGCGTAGTAGGTCTTGGTTTTCCGCATAGGTCAGTCCTCCTTTGTGATGATGGCAAGTCCCGCCTCGCCCTTCATGCGAAGGGCGAGGTCGTGCAGTTCGGTGCGGGTATCCACGAGGTAAACTGCGGTGACGGTCAGAAGGGCTTGCAGGTGGGTGATGTCGTTGATGAGCTCCGGGGCGCAGTCGTTGATGGCCTCGACCGCGCGTTGGGCCGTGTAGAGGTTGTACGTGAGGTTGTCCACGTCGAGCCATGCGGTGTCAGGCATAGGTCAGGCTCCTTTCTCTACCTCTTTGAGGTAGACGGTGATTCGGTCTTTGCCTCCTTGCAGGTGTTCGATTTGCCAATGGTCGTATGCGTACAGGTGGCCGAACATCCGGAGGCGTAGGGCCCCGTCGCCGTTGCGGACGGCGGGGCAGTACGGGTTGGATGCAGCGAAGGACAGGAGCAGGTCGTCGGGGGTGTAGTTCGCTGTGCGGGGGCGGTGGAGAATGATGCTTTGTGAGCTCATGTCCATGTGATTAGTTCGCCTCCTTGTCGAGGATGCCGTCGCAGTAAAGTCCTCCGGACTTTTTGGCTCCGGACATGACGCGGAGAAAGACAGCCATCAGGTCGGCAAAGGTCTCATCTTCGATGAGGTACTCCATGTTATCCGGGTCGTCCGGGCCGATGGACAGGTCTCCGTACTCGATGTCCCCATCGGGGACACCGGCCAGCAGCCAGCGGTTGAAAACGATTTCATCGTTTACTTGGCGGGCGATAAACTCCATCGCCTTGACCATCTTGATGCGTTCAGCGGTGTTCATAAGGGCAGCTCCTTTCAGTAAGTGGTCGAGGGCTTCCAGCCCTCGGGGGTCAGGCGCAGGTAGGTTTTCAGGGGCAGGGCATCCCATGCGCGGTTGTCGAGGGCGACGAGGCCGACGTGTCGCAAGAACGAGCGGATGTGTCGCCGGGTCGTGGCTGTTGCCACGGGGTCGAGCTTGATGAGCTCCTGTGTTGCGGGGAAATAGGCGCAGATGTTGGTGTTGTAGCTGGTGAGGGTCAGGGACGGGACTTTGCCATCGTGTTCCGTGACCGTGGCTTTCCCGTAAAAGGATTTACGGGAATCGTAGCAGGGCAGGTCGTAGGATTTGCTCATAGTCTTACCTCCTTTCACTTGATTTCCTGATGTGTGTATTCGTATCCGTCGTCGCACATGATGACTGCTTCCTTGCGGCCTTTACGGTCAATGACGTAAATGACCATAGCTTGCGTGTTTGTCTCTTTGATGGTGATTTCGTCGCCGCAGTGGAGCTTTCTTGCATCGGCATACCGCATAATTACAACTCCTTTCGTAAGAATCAGTTTATGCCTATGGCCTTGAAGACTGCGCCGAGTACGGTCAGGGAGACGTAGGTGATCCCGATGAGCGCGAAGGTGTAGGTGAGTGTCCGCATGTTGGGTCGCTCCTTTCTGTGGTAGGTTGTCAAGGTGCTGTGGCTTCCCACGACGGGAGCTATGCTCCCGTTTCGGCTGGTCGCCGTCCAGCCATCGTCAGGCGGGTGTGAAGGGATGAGAGAAGGGAAGAAGGGATAAGGAGTGGTTTCCCACGACGGAGACTTATTGTCTCCGTTTCGGCTCGTGACCGACGAGCCTCGTCAGGTGGGGGAGGGTCTCATAAGAGACCCCCGTCCTCGTCGTCCTCGTCGTCCCAGCTATACTGGTCGCCGATGTAGGTCAGGATTGCCGATTCCTCGTTGTAGCGGACCGGCAGGTAGTCCTGCGTGACTGCCCGGAAGCCGGGGAGGGGGCAGGCAGAATCCGTGCGCCAGTTGTACTCGTACACGGTTCCGTCCTCGTCGATGAGGAAGTCGTAGGCTTCCCACATCTCGTTATTTTCCGGCTCGATAACGATGTCGTTATCGTCCAGCCACATGAGGGGTCGGGAGCTGTAGTCGAAGACTACCTCTTCCTCTTTCGCCTTGCCCTTCTTCTTCGGCTTCGCCGAGAAGCTGTCGTAGCTGCCCCAGCCGCCGTAGTAGCCGTAGTTGTAGGCGTAGGCCCGGCTGTCGTACTTGTACGAGCTGTTGGAGTACAGGATGCCGCCATCTTCGATGAAGTCCCCGATGGTGTAGATGCCGCCTTCCTTTGTAAGGAAGGCCATCTTGGAGCCGATGGCGTTCTTGACCATGAGCATGGCATGCTGGTTCTCATAAAAGCGTGGTAACGCTTTTTTGAGCGGGGCAAGCTGCGTGGCAGTGTATTCCATCGTGTCGGAAATACCTTTCCGAGGTTCGATGGGGATGATGCCGTTGTGTGCTATCCCGATGTCGGCGCTGGTTTTGAGCTTTTTCAAAGCTCCGATGTTGTCCGTGATGGGGAAGGGGTGGCAGTTCTCCGGGCATGTCCCGCCGTGAGTGGTGATGCGGAAGTGCATGACGATGGGGGTCGCAGTGGGGTCGAGCCGTTGCGTCATCTTGTCGAAGGCCGTTATGAAATCCTTGTATTTCATAAAGCCTTTCTCGATGCGGACTTTGCCGTTCTCGACGTACATGAAGCCTGCGCCGTCGTCGTTCCCGTTCCACATGTTCTGGATGCGGGTTCTGTCAGGGAGAGGGATGCCTGCGGGTTTCGCTGCGATGATGCACATAGTTGCTTCTCCTTTCGATATTTGGTTTTCAAGGTCGGAGACCTTGCGGGCTCCGGTGGTTTCCCACGACGGGAGCACAGCTCCCGTTTCGGCTCGTGACCGGCGAGCCATCGTCAGGTGGGCTTGCCGCGGGGTCTCAGATGAGACCCCGGGTTGCGGCGTAGGTATTCAGTTCTTTGAACGCCTCGACATCAAGGATGTCGCGGAAGGTCGCCTCGAAGGCACACTCCTTGAAGGAGTGGGTCATGGCGTACTTGCAGAGGTTGTTGACAAGCTGGAGGCTTGCGGCGATGGTGTCGCGTTTCAGGGTTCCCCTGAAGATGCGGAACTCCACGGTTGCGTCGTTGCGGAGGTTCACGGCCCTGTACCGGGACGTGTTGCTCTGGCGAGCGGCGTCCCAGAGATCGAAGTCGTCCGCGCTCTCGTTGATGTCCAGCTCCGGGAAGCTGGCCCAATTTTCAAGCTGGCTCGCCTTACGGCGAGAGAACGTGGTGAGAGGGGCCTTCAGGTTGTTTGCCAGAAGCACCAGCTTCATGGCAACGTCCTTGCGGGTCGTCATGTCGGGGCCGAAGGCCTTGCGTCCGACGTGGATGTGCAGGCCGCAGGTTCCGGCGTCGTGGCTCCGGTAGCCGTGTTTCTTGCAGATTCGGGTGATTTCGGCCCATCTCATCTCGTAGAGATGCCATGCCAGAGAGCCGGGGTGAGTGACAATCTCCACTCCCTCGTCTCCGAGGGAGCCGTCGTGCTTCATGTAGATGGGCATGCCGATGTTGGCAAGCTCGTCGCACAGGTCGTTGTGGTCGTCGCCGTCATCAACCTCCAGCTCCGTACCGAAGGTAAGTACGTCGTGGCTCTCGCCGTTGCGGAACTGAAACTCGGGCCACGGCTTATAGCCGTAGTCGTGGAAGTTGCGGGTCTCCTCTCTCGGGGCGCAGCTATCGCAGTAGATGTAGCCGTCCTGATAGATGGCTTCATCCTGACGGATGAGGCAGCCGCAGTCCTCGCAGGTCGTCCAGCGGTCGTCGTAGCAGCGGTCGCAGACACTGTTCCAAGTGTCCTGATGGACGTAGTCCTCGGTCACGGTCTCGCCGCAGTCGTCGCAGACGATGTAGCAGCCGCGGCGGTCAACGCAATCGCTGCAAACATACAACGTGTCGGCCCAGCGGATGTACTCGTTGACGACGCAGAGCTCGTCGTTGTGGTGCACCTCACCGCAGTCGTCGCAGGTGAAGTAGTCGTCGTCGTAGCAGGATTCGCAAATCCAGCTTCCGTTGGCGGTGCGGATAGCTTCGCTATCCTTGACCCACTCGCCGCAGTCCTCGCAACGGATGTATCCGTTGGCCTCGGCGCAGTCGGCGCAGACTTGGCGGGTCTCGCCGTTGATGACGAGCTCGAAGAGCTCCTCGTCGCAGCAGCCGCACTCCTCGCAGATGGCGTTCATGTTATTGGTCTCGTTCATGCTGTCTCCTTTGGGCTGTTTCAACAGCCCCACATTGAGGCTGTGGACAGCCTGCTCGTTTTCTGGGCGAGCTCCCCATATTTGTGAGACACGATTTTTCAAAGTGCAAGCCGATGTCCGTCTCCGGTTTCGGCGGTTGAGGGGGTTCCCTCCTTTCTCTCTCTTCTGTATTCCCCTCGCTTTCTTCTCGGGGAATACAAGAGAGAGAAAGGAGGTACCTCCAAGGGGCTGGTCTTGGCCGCCGTCGGCCTTTTGCGTGTGCGCCTTACTGCGCGTGGGCTCGTCAAGGTAGTTTCCCCTTGCGGGGAACTCCACCTTGACGAGCTGCGTGGTAATCGTCCACGCGAGGGCTAGGCCTGAGTCATTGCCCTGCGTGGGTTTGTCAAGCTCCGTTTCTCTCCCGCTTGACAAACCGCGCCGCAAGGCCCGCGCGAGGCTCCGGCGGCTGGCTCCCGGCAAAGGTGTCAGTGAATGTCAGTATCACCCTGTGATACTGTGTAGGCTGAGAACAGCGGGAAGGGAGGCGGTGTTATGCCCCAGCGACCGGGACAGCATAATGTGAATGCGTGGGTTGCAGGGCTGTCGCCCGAAGAGCGTCAGGCGCATTTTGAGCGCGTTGGTAAGGCAGAGCTGGAGACCAAACGCCGTAAGCGTTTGATGCGGGACGTTTTGCAGGAAATGATGACGCTGGAGGTTCCGGATGATACCCTTGCAGCAAAGCTGCAAGATTTTGGTGTAGACCCGACGGTTGTCAATGGCCTGATGTATCAGGCCATTCGGACCGGTCTGGGCGGTGATATTGAGGCGACCCGGTTTCTCCGAGATACACTCGGAGAAAAGCCCACCGAGGCCTTCAACATGAACTTGACCGGTAAACCGGTCAAGGCACTTGACCTCTCCAGCCTGAGCGATCAAGAGCTGGAAGCTCTTGCAGACCAGACGGACGACTGACGGGAAACAGTTCTGGAGCTGTTTCCCGGGCGTTCAGGTTGCAATTTGGTTGCAGTCGAAATACAACGAATCCCGGAATCCCTTGTGGTGCAAGGGATTCCGGGATTCGGGTATCTTGTCTGCCGGGCAAGAGGCGGAGGCTAAAGCCTCCGGCCCTGCTGGTCTGCTGCTGTCGGGACGAGGCAAGTCCCCGGCGGTGGGGGACCACAGGGGGCGTGCGCAGCGCGGGGCCCTGTCTCCCTCCACCGTGAGAGGGAGACAGGGCACCCCTCCCCCGGGGGCGGGAGCGCGCGGTGGGGGCGGGGACCTTCGATATAGGGCCTCGGAAAATTTTGAAATTTTGAAAGTGTTTTAAGACGTATTCCTGATTACGTGACTCTGACCATTCCTTTATCCTCATCAAATAACGGGTATGCCATGATTCCTGAATCCCCCTATTCAGGACTCTCCTCTATTCAGGACTCTCCTCTATTCAGGACTCTCCTCTATTCAGGACTTTCCTTCACACCCATCACCATCATCTCCTTTCATTTCACCCCACCAGATCACGTAATCGCTACTGCACGTTCGGCATGCCGGGCGCACGGGCGGCGCGTTCTCACTCAAAATGAGGAAATCGGGGCTCAGACCCCCGGCCCGGCAGCGGGATAAAAGGGCCGCCTCCGGAAAGCTCATGTCATCATCGGGTTCCCATCTTGCCCCTCCTTTGGCATGGCGCGGTCCTGTCCCGCTTTATTTCTAAGAAAGGAAGAAAAGTTATGGCAAAAAGCAATCTTTATGGCGGAGAGGTTTTTGACGCGAGTACGGCCATGAAGCCCCATCGGAAGCCCGGTTATGTCAGGGATGAATGGCCGCACTATGGCGAGAACCATGTTGGCGATAACATGCGGCCCAAGCATGTTCTTCTTGAGGCCGATCTTCCCAGAAGGGCCGGACGCGCCGGTGCGCTCGCCGCGAAGGCGCATAACCGGGGTAAATAACATGCTCATACGCCCGCGGGGGTTCTGCGGAACGGACCGTGAAAGCTCACTTTCTGCGGAGGAATGAGAAAGGCAGTAACAAATATGCGGGATGATGCCGGACGGCTCCGGCACCAGTCTTGAAAACTGTGGGCAGCGCAAGCTGTGGGGGTCGGCACCTCCATCCCGCGCCAACGTGAAAGCAGCGGTAGCGCTTCAACGGTGTGAGTAGCGGCCCCCGGGGCACCGTCGTGCCCCGGGGAATTTTATAAGTACAACCTTGATGTCCTGATTCACACCATGAATTAGGGCATCAATTTTGTAATACATTTCTAACCCATCACCATTGGGAAAGGAGACAGTCTCATGGAAGACAACAAAAACGAAGTCGTGACCGATACCGAGTCCTTCGATGGCGACGTTCCTGCTATCCTGCCTGACGGCTGGCAGGAAGGCGATGATCTGTTTGCCGAGGAGAAGACAGGCTTGGAAGACCTCGCGCCTGCCGACGGGCAGACGGACGAGGAGTTCCTGCTTTCGTTCTTCCAAAACGAAGGGGAAGCGCCCGCCTCTACCACAGGCGAGACAGACGGTACGGACGCCGGAGCGAAGACGGAGGAACAGCCCGACGGGGCGACGCCTGCGGCACCCGCTTCGAGGAAGCTGACACTGAAGGTAAACCACGAGGAACAGACGGTAGACATCACCGCGATGAGCGACGATGATCTGCGGGCGCTGCTCCAGAAGGGGTATGCCTTCGACGCGATGAAGGACGCAGAGGACAGGCGCACCTTCCTCAAGGTGTATCAGGAACAGTTGGACGCAGGCATGACGGAGAACGTGGCGCGTCTGGTGGCGAAAGACGCCGCCGGGAGGGCCTTCGAGGTCAAGGACGGTCAGATCATATCGCCCGAGACTCCCCAGCCCCAGCCCCCGTCTCAGCCCGCTGTTCCCGCACCTTCCAAGCCTACCCGCGATCTTCGCGCGGAAGTGGAACAGCTCAAACTGCTCTACCCGGACGTTCGGGAGATTCCCGACGAGGTTGCCAAAAAGGTAGCCAGCGGCTCCCGTGTCATCGACGCCTATCAGGCGTATCTGTCCCAGCAGAGCAGCAAAGCCGCCGAAACTCTGAAGAAAGAAAACAAAATTCTTCGGCAGAACGCGGCAAACGTCCAGCGCGCCCCCGTTAGGGGCGTATCCGGCGGGGGTGTGACCCCGCAGAAGTCTGATCCGTTTTCGGAAGGCTTCGACGCAGGCTGGAACTGGACGTGATCCTATAGCGTCGTGTTCTGCCCTGTGCGCCGTGAGCGCAGAAAGGAAAGAACACAATGGGTACTGTGAATCTGGCTGCCAAGTACAGCCCCAAGGTAAGCTAATTTGCCCGCTGCCGCAGCAATGCGACAGATGAACCGGCCAAAATCGGTGAAGGCTAAAGCACAGATGATTCATCAATAAAACAGAATATAGGTTGACGAATACTTGGATTTCAACCGTATTGATGAATTGCTGACTGCCATGCTGATACCGAGGTAAACGGTCATGTAATAGTGGCCGTCACTGTAGAGCGTAGAGACTGAACCTGCGAGAGCAGAATATAATGTCTCCACGAGTGGCTGGCATCCGTAAGGATGAAAATGTACGCCGACCTTGCGGGAAACCGCAAGAAGCAGAGGATAAAAAGCCTCTGCGGTAACAATGTGAGACGAAGCTTTCAAGCGTGCTGCCCTGAAGCAGCTCGTCACCAACAACGACTACGAGTGGAGCGGCGTGGACACCGTGAAGGTGTACAGCATCCCCGTGGTCGATCTCAGCGACTACACCCGCAGCGGCTCCAACCGCTACGGCAGCCCCTCTGAGCTCGAGAATCAGGTTCAGACCATGCAGATTCGCAAGGATCGCGGCTGGACCTTCACCATCGACAAGCTCAACAAGAATCAGTCCATGATGGTCATGGACGCCGGCAAGGCCGTTGCCCGCCAGCTCGCTCTGAAGGTCATCCCCGAGGTCGATACCTACACCTTCAATCAGATCGCGCTCGCCGCGCCCTCTACGCACCGCGACGCGACCACCGTCACCAAGAGCAACGCCTACGGCCTGTTTCTGGACGCCCAGCAGGCGCTCGGCGACGCCAACGTGCCCGATGAGGGCCGTGTGGCGCTCGTGAGCTACGCCTTCG